TGACTCGCTCGGCCTCCACGACGGAATTTCGCTTCGCCTCGGCAGCAAGGTTGGCGAGCTTCTCGGCATCTGCCTGGTGCTCGAGCACCTTCGCTTGGGTCTCCAGCAGAAGCTGGTCTTGCCGCGCAACGGAGTCCGCGACCTGTACTTGAGCTGCGTCAGCTCGCGCTTTTGCCTCATCGAGCGCAGCCTTCTGCCTCTCGACGAGTGAGGGATCGACCTCCTCGGGCTTGAAGCCGACCGGCCCGACTTGGTCGATGGTGGCCTGGAGCTTGGCCATCTCCGCTGCGCGCGGGTCGACCGCAGGCGGAGCGCGCGTGACCGGGTCCTGAGCCTCGTCAGGCAACACGCCGTTCGCGCCGAACGCAACTTGCTGAGGATCGGGCTGTGTCTCGATTGTGGGAGGGCCCAGTACAGGGTCTTTCACTAGATTTGCCTGAAGCTGGGCATCGATTGCGGCGTGCTCAGCCGCAGAAGGGGCCTTGTTCTGTTGTGACGGATCGTCAGCAGGTACCGGTCGGCTCTCGCCTGCTGCTCCGTTCGAGCCACCGGCTCCACCGGCCCCGCCTGGGGGTAATTGATTCAGCACGGCAGAGTTCACACCCCGTTGAATGAACCGACCGACCGCGCCTGGCAACGCATCAACGGCAAGCTGCTTCGCCGTGGGCTTGACGATGGCGTTGACGAAGTCAGTGGGGGCATCGGGCTCTTGCGTCAGCGGCTCTTCGACGCCAGCTCGGTCAGGAATCACGACCGCGCTCTTGGGGAGCTTCTTCTCGTGATTTGCGGCGTATTCCTCGTCGGAGATTTGTCGCGTCTTGACGCGAGACATTGAATCTCCACGTGTACGAACACCATCGGCGAGCTGCTTGATAGCAGAAGCTCGGTCAACGCCCTGGAGCGCTTTAATGTCTTCTGCATCGTGGCCGGTCGGAGAGGGGTCTCTCTTACCGTCAAGCATGTCAGCCAGCTCGGCATACTTGTACATGGTCACTGGGCGCTTCGCCTTCAGAGCCTCCCAGTCCGCGTCTGAGATATCGCCGCGAGGAATGTGGATAGGCTCATCGAGGCCTGCGACTTGAATCGCAATCTCCTCGGCCATCTTGCTCTTCTTTTTGTCAGCCATTATTTCTGCCCCTTCGCGAAGCTCTCGATTTGACCGAACATTGCCCCACCTGTACCGAGTGCCGCATTGGCCTGGTTCTGATTCGCGCCTTGCTGCTGGAGCTTGAGCTTCTGGTAGAGCTTGTAGTTCTCAAGCGCCGCATTCTGACTCGCGTGCTGAAGGTGGCTGCCGAGGCCAGCGGCCGCCTGCTCGAAGCCCATGTTGAGGCCACGATTAGCGAGCCTTGCGTCAGCCGCACCTTGCATCACGCTGAGGTCTGCTCCGCGCATGCCGGTCGCACCTTGGCCGATCATGGCCTGCTGCGCGAGGTACTCCTGAAGCCGAGCTTGCCCAGCCTGCCCCGCGAGGCCCGCGTTGGCGTTGTTGACTTGCCCGGCCGCTGCATTGGCCGCGAGCGCACCTTGACCGCCGAAAGCAGCCTGTCTTCCCGCGTCGACGTTCGCGCTCGATGCCATTTGAGCATTCGCGCCCGCGAGCGAGGGGCCGCCGAGGCGCGAGCGAGCCAGCTCGAGCGCGGCGACCTGGTCAGGCCTCACCTGGTTTGCGGTCGTGATGCTGTACGGGTTCACGTCGCGTCGTTCCCCGGCCGCACGCTTCAGCATGGCCATGTAGACATCGAAGTTCGGGATGCCGATGTTGGCGTCACCAATCTTGCCTTCGGCAAAGCCACGAGGATCTCCCCCGATGAGAGGGCCGTCCGGGTTGAACGGGTCGCGAGTTCCGATGTTGGCTGCCATGACGTGCTGATCGGTGGGTGCCGCTACGGACACGCCTCCGGCAGCCTTGAACCGGTCTGCGGCCTCTTTCTGTCTCCGAGCGTGAGCTTCCGCGTCGGTCTCAAAGCCTAGGAATCCTGAACCCATGGTCTACTCCCTTACTTGAAACCTGCCGCGCGGTCGATGCTGTCTTGAGCGTAGCCGGGGTGATCAGTGTCGCGGGCCCCCGCGTTGGGGTCTTGTGCGAGCGTCATCGCGTGGCCGGCCACAGCACCACCCGCCCCAAGCAGTGTGCTGTAGAGCTGCTGATTGAGCGCATTCTGCTGGAGGCCGAACCCGTACTTGGCGTTCTGGTAGCCCACGTTCTCGTCTCCGCTCTGAATCGCCGAGCCGACGCCTTGACCCAGGTAGAACTGGGCCCCTTGGTTTCGCTGCTCCTGGTTCTTGAGCGCGAGGTTCGCATCGAAGCCGGCCTTTGCCGCATCCTGCCCTCGCTGCTGCTGAAGCGCTTGGAGGTACGCAGCCATCGCGGCCTGCTGCTCCTGGAGCTTCAGTGTCTCCGCTTGAGCGGCTCCTCGCGCACCAATCATCGCCTGTGAAGCGTCGATGTTTCGAAGCCCTTGGCCCGCACCTTGGCCTTGGATCGCCGCGCCGAGGCTCGAGGCCCCCGCTTGAGCTTGCTGAGTGCTCGCTCGAAGCTGCTGCTGAGCGTACGAGTTCGGGTCGCCTTGAGCGGCATTGTGGAGGTCCTGAAGCGTCATTGACTGAAACGCGCGGGCCTGGTCTTGACCGGTCGGGTCAGCAGTGATGGGAGCGGGCCCGCCACTCAGGTACGAGGAGGCGTTCTGCCTGAAGTAGTCGTCCCAGTACGGATCGCGCGCCGCTGTGACGGCGCTGGTCCGCTTCTGATCGTTCTGCTGCATCCAGTTTTCGACCGCGCTCGCAGCAGGGTTGTCAAAGATGCCGGGCATTAGAACCTCTTGGTAGAGGGCACTTTGTTGAGCCCTTGCTTGAGTCCAACCTGAAGCGTCATGCCTGTCAAGCGCAAGTGCCCAACCTCGCCCGTATCTGCGTTCCAGATGACGCGAAACTGCACGGCTGAGCACTTCTGGTGAGCGAGGTGGTGCTCGAGCACGATTGGGGTGCCTGCAACGGCCACGGTAGCGGTATTCTCGGAGATTGAGCCGTAGTCGAAGCCGACACCGAGCTGAAGCTGTGAGACAGAGTTGTCGTGCTCTTTCACTTCAGCGAGCAGCTGGATTCTGTACGCTCGTTGGAAGCCTTCGAGCCCCGCGAGGCTGATGGGAGCTGTGAGGAGGAGGCCATAGAAAGCAGCTCCCGCGTCTTCCGCAAGCGAGTCATTCGGTCGGAAGAGGGTCGGTCCGCCCTGGTTCATGTGAAGGAACGAATCGGCCGCATAGACGGCCCCGCCACCGCAGTCGTGGCCGTCGAACGTGCTCCACTGCTGCCACTGGGAGTCCCAGACAAAGACGAGACCATTGAAGCTGCTGTTTCGGTCAGCCACCTCGTAGAACCGGACTTGCTCTTTGCCGCTGCTCGCGTTCGAGATGGCTTGAAGCACGAGAGTCTTCATCGAGTTCACAGCACTGAAGCCGTTGTCCAACTCTGCCCCCACCTCGAGCCCGTCACGCCCCTGGGCGAGCGCGCCGGAAGGGGTGATGAGTCGAATCCCCTGGCTCGACTTGAACCAGCACCCCTCTCTGCTCACGATGGCCGCAAGAGGCGAGTTGAAGTCGCCACCCGTGCTCTCGATCATCGCTTCGATTTGGCTGTAATTGTCTGCTTCGCCGTTCGCGAGCGGACCCGAGCCGTAGATGACTCCGATTCGGTTCTCGCAGATGACGACGAGCTTGTTGCCAAGCGGCCGCACGGCCACGCCACGCCCAAAGCCTTCAGGGATGCGTCGCGTGAAGCCGGTCGGAAAGCTCGGGGCGAACGAATTCACTTTCGTCTTCGAGAAGCGAACCTCGTAGCCGTCGTCGCAGCCGATGAGCCAAGTACGGTCCTGCCACGAGCACGAGTCGCGGTGCGCGGGCACCGGATCGTTCGGCAAGATGTCACCGGCCGCGCCCGTCGAGTAGAGCGGGTCACCCGTGATGAGCTGAGCATCAGAGAGCGCCACGCCAGTCTCGCTCAACGCACGGTAGAACGGGCCGGCCGCGCCAGCACCTACCGCTGTTCTCCAGAACACAGTCTGCACGCCGTACTTCTGTGTCGGAGCGAAGGCCACGTCCGAGGTGAGGCTCTGGTTCGCTGCCGTGGTGGTGACTTGCTTGATGTTGGAAGGTGGCCCTTCGTGCGTGTTACCGCGCGCGTCCTGCCACTGCTGTGTGTAGCAGACAGAGAACGTGCCGATAGGGAAGTCGACGCCAGCGACGACCGTCATCGAGTAGATGTAAGGGTCGTGGTGGAATCCAGCTTCGACTACTTCAACGCCATCGTAGAGGTGAGGGCACGCGCCAGCAAGCAGTGTGAGCCCGTTCGATTCGGTGTGACCGAGCTGCCCGTCGACGCCTGGGGCGACAGTCGTCTCAATGTCACAGCGTTGAATGGTTGACGGTGTGGTGTTCACTCCACCGGCAAGCTGAAGATCGGCCACCCAGCGATTGAACGGGAGCGTCGCCTTCGAGCCGATGACAAAGCTCGCTGGCACGCGCATGTGCTGAATCCACTGCGAACGAATGTAGCCGCACTCACCATAGGCCACTCTCGCGAGGCAGAGAGGTCGACAAGGTCCAAGCGTCGCATCGAGCACGTTCGATTCGAGCCCGACGACGAACACCGAGGGTGTGACGCCGTGCGGGAAGAACATCGGGAGCCAGTATCGGTTCTTCAGTGAGAAGAAGCGGCCGTGAATCAGCCACCCGTCGAAGAACTGAACCGTCCCGACGTTCACGAGCGCCTTCGTCAGTTTCGCAACTCGGAGGCGCGACGAGGCAGTTGGCGGGGTCGCGTAGGTCGCGGTGGTCGAATTGTCGTAGGCGATGACGAAGTTGGCGGTACCAGGGGCATTGTCGACGGCCACGATTCGGCCGATGCGAGTCGCAACGTCGCCCACTGAGACGAGAGTTTCACCAAGGGAAGCGAGCGCGCCGCTGAGGCGCACCTGAATCGCGTACACGTTGTTGTTCGCGCGCGAGTAGAGCACCTGGAGGTGGTGCTCGTTCGTCGCGTTCGTCGTCATCAGACAGGTGATGGTCTCGACCTGAGCACCGGGGGCTTTCGTGCTCGTTCGTGAGTTCGTGTATCCGTCAGCCGTGTTCAGCCCAATCATCACCAAGTTGCCAGGTGGGCCGTTGTTGTCTCGAACGCACAGCCCGATGTAGGTGCTGTCGGAATCAACGTCGAAGATGACTCGGTCGGTCGCACCACCAGCACCAGACGTGAAGACAATTTGCTCGGGCTGAGCTGAGGCGTAGTTGCTCGCGACTTCGACCATCGAGCGCGCGACGTAGTAGGTTGCGGGGACCGCCGAGAACCACTTTCCGTAGTAGATGAAGAACCGCTGGCCGAAGTAGATGACTCGCGGGTTGACGTAGATGGCAGTCGTCACCGTGTCGTTGATGACGTAGTTGTAGATTTCCGAGTTGTCTGCCTCGAGCCGTACGCTGACTCGAATCCCCATGCGGCCGATGGCTAGGTCTCGCTCTTCCCAGGCCCAGACAGAGACGCCGTCGCCTGTGGCACAGTCGAAGTTGTTGCTCCGTACGGGGAGCGTGACGGAGGACGGAACTGAGGGGATGGCCCCCGAGACGGCCTTCTCGACCTTCGAGGCTCGGTAGAACATCTGATCTTGCGTCTGGTCTCCCAGCGTGCGCTTCGGAATCAGATGCGAAGAGGTATTGCCGTGCAGCCTATGGGCTCCAGCGCTCGATTCGACGACCGCACGGTTCAGGTGCGGGAACATGCGATAGGGAGTGCCAATAGCCGCACCAAGACCGATGGTCGTCGTGGGGACGACCTCGAGCCCAGCTCGCAGCACGACCGTATTCGCGTCGTCGAACACTGCGTTGTTCAGCAGCGCCACGCGCGTCGGGATTACTGTCTTCTTGTCGTGCTTCGAGTCGATTCCACCTTGGAAGACAATCGGAATCTGCTGTTTCTGGAGCGCCATTAGAACACCCACACGGTTACGTTTGAGTTCACTGGGTAAGCCACGAGCTTCAGTGTCTTAGTGGTCCAATCAGGCTTCGGGCTGAACACGAGCCCGCTGTCGCTGTAGATCACGAGCACGCCACGAGGCATTCGGCTGAGCCCGTGGTTGACGGTGGTGCCGCCTGTCGTGGCCGCAACGTCGGAGATGAGTACACCGTCGAGAAATGGCACCTTCACAAGCACACCGAGAAGATCGGTGACCTTGTCGAACGCACGTTTCAGCTCGATGTCGGCGCGAGCGGCCAGTCTCTCAATGGAAGGGAGCATCAGTACGGCCAGTAGAGTTCGCCTCGCGACTCTACGTCAACCGTCTGCGAGGGGTTCGCCGCGTCTCGGTTCTCTTTCAGAGACGCGAGTTCACGGTCCATCTCCATGAGGCGTGCTGTGAGCTCACGAACCGACGACTCTTCTTTCGCCATCAGCTCGCGCGCGGCGTAGACGATGCCGTAGGTCTCCCACATCTCTGGGAAGGTGACCGAGTCGCCTGGTGCTACGAGCTGTGTGAAAGCGGGCGCGTAGATGAGCGAGCCAGTCGTCGTGAGCGTAGCGGGCAGCACGCGCAAGAAGTTGCCAGCGAGCTTGTAGCGAGGGCCACGAAGCAGCGGGCTCAGAGCGTTTCGAAAGCTGTTCCGCTCCGCTTGGTTGTAGGGGAGCATGTTGTAGATGCGCCCACCGAAATTGATGTCGACACCCAGCAGCTTCGAGAAATCAGCAGGGAGCGCGTAGTCGCTCGTGCCTGAGACAAGGTTGAGCGCAGCGGTCGACTCCTTGTAGTCATTGCCGTACGCCTCAATCAGCTTGCTGTGGAGTATCGAGAGGCCTTCATTGATCCAACGGTCCAGCCCCGTCGCAGCATCTGCGACGAAGGCTGAACTGACCTGATCTGCACGCTCACGAGCCAGAGCCCTGAGCGTCGTGAGCGTGACAGTGGACATATCAGATTACCGAGCGCTGGGAGGAACGGAGGTGTTGGAGACAACAAGCTCGAACTTCAGCTTCTCGTCGGTGGTGAGGTCGGTCGCGGCACCGCTCTTGTTGACGATGATGTTGACGGCTCTCGTCACAGCGCCGGCCACAGTCTCTGACACCACGTTCACCTCCCAGTCGTCAGGCGCGGTCGGGTCCAGGACCAGACCGGTGAACATCAAGAACGCATGCCACCGATCTGCGATGTTGATGGTGTAGAGCCCGACACCAGAGCGGGTAATGGACTGAATGCCTGGACCGACGATGCCGGTCATGTTCGCAGCGCCCGCGCCAGTGCCGCCTCCGTACAGGAGAACGACGCCGCGATCGAGAGTCTGAGGCTTCGACAAGTTTCGAGCTGCCATGTGATTGATCTTTCTTGAAGGAGTGAACAGAAAGATTCGGGAGCGACCGAAGCCGCTCCCGAATCATTGTCTTACGTCGCGAGAATCACGCGAGCGTTGTAGCCCGGCGCGTCGCACGACATGTTGCCGTAGAACGACATGCGGCCTTCGAAGCGGTCGGCCGCCGACTCGCGCGAGAGCTTGTTCCCGTCGAGGTCGAGCGAGTTCATCAGCTTCCCGAGGTAGTTCAGCTTCCAGGTGTCGAGCTGGAGCAGACGCATCACGCCAGACGGCGCGTTCTGGTCAGGAATCAGCCGAACGTCGCCCTTCGGGCCGTTCACGCGAATCGTCGAGAAGCCGACCTCGCCGACCTTCATGTACTCAGTCACTGCCTTCGCGCCGAGGGCGTTCTGGAAGTTCGTGAGGTCCGAGTAGTTGATGAAAGCGTGCCCAGGGCGCCCGCCGTCGCGCGCCACTCGATTGATGGCTCGCACGAGGCCTTCCTCTGGCGAGTACGCGCTGATGTCGATGCGGATGCCGCCGAGGCGCGAAGCATCGACAGAGCGATCGATCGAGAAGAACGACTCGGACGCTGCCGGAGCAGTCGCCGGGTTCCAGGCCTCGAGACCGGCCATGCGCAGCCACTGCGAGCTGAGCGTGATGGCAGCCGACTGACGATCGCCCTTCATGAAGCAGAACTCGTTCGCCACGGCGCCGTCTGCGTTGGTCGCAGCCGTGAAGGTACCGAGGTCACGGTCAACGGCCGTGATGCGAGTACCCGCAGCAGCACCCTTCAGCGCGTTGGTCTTCGCCGCGCCGTTCGAGAAGACGATGAGCTGATCGACCTCGAAGTTGGTGATGTCGTTCACGTTCGCGAGCGTGTACGTGAACGGGCCGGCGCCGGAGACAGCAGAGAGCTGACCGATTTCACCGACGCCATCTCGGTACTGCTGAATCGCCAGCGAGCGAGAGAGGTTGTTGATGGCCGCTTCGACTTCCGTGTCGAGCGAACGCACGAACGACATCATGTCTTCCTCGGCCGCCAGAATGGCCTCGGTCTCCATCGTGTAGAGCTGGTAGTCCTTCACTCGAGTGAGCAGGAACTGAACCGCCTTGAACGCGGAGTTCTGGGCACCAGTCTGGGCGGTCGTGAAGTCTTGCGACCGGCCCATCGTGTCAGCGTACCGCACGCCGCGCGCCATCACCGAGCCACCAAAGCCACCTTGCTTCGGCAGCATGGCGAACAGCGGATTGTCCTGGTAGACGAGATTCTGGAGGCGCTTCTGGGGGTAGAGCCGCTTGAGGATCGCGGCAATCGTGGTAGTCGTTACAGCCATGGTGAGTCAGCCTTTCGAGCGAGAGGCTGACTCGAAAGTCAGCCCCAGAGAGATTTGTCGTTCACGAGAGTTGCGTACAACTCTTCGCGATCTTCGGGTTCGTGTGAGATAGCGGCGGGTGCCGCCATCTTGTTCGTCAACGTCTTCTGACCCGAACTCTCACGGCTCGTCGGCGACTCAGATGCCGAACTGTCAACAGACTTAGCACCGTCGCGTTTCGCGCGCAAGCCTGACAGGACCTTTTCCCAGCGCACGGCCTCTTTGGCTTCGCGAGCTTCCACTTCAGCGGCGGCAATCTCGAATGATTCCGTGGGGGTTTCGCCGGGTTGACCGCCCGTTCGCTGGTAGTAGTCCTCGAGCACTCGACGCACCTTGCTCGCCCCGTCGTCGATGAGCGAGAGGTGAGGGTACTTGTCTGCCGACTCCTTGATGAAGCCTGCGATGGTCGAGGTCACCTGTTCTTGAGCGCGCACGAAACGCTCTTGCTGAAGCTCTCGAATCTCCGCTCGAAGCTCGGCCACGTGAGCTGGTTCATTCGGCTCTTCACGAGGAGCTTCCTTGTTCGCTGGCTCGGCTTTCTTGTCTCCCTGGCCCACGACCGCTTTGGCCACGTCCGTGTAGCTGAGGCCCACAGCGGCCAAGACAGAGAGCGGGTCTTTCGCTGCCATCGCTCGAGCGAGAGCCTGCATCTGCTCCGGCCGAAACACCTTGGCGACCTCTGCGTAGGGCTTCAGAGCCTCTTGCTCTTTCCGGAGAGAGGCCGTGGCATTCGCCAGCTTCGCGAAGCTCTTGTCCAGCGGGGCGTCAGCTTTCGGAGGCGCCTTCGCAGCGGGCTCGACAGCTTCCTCAGCCGGGTCGCTCTCGACGTGGGCTTCCAGCTCAGAGGCAGGCTCTGCCGGCGCCCCCTTCTTCACGAGCCCTTCGAGCTGAAGAGCCTCTTTGAACGCGGCCTCGTGGTAGTCGTCCTTCGAAGCCGGCGCCACCGACTCGACCGGTGCGGCTGGAGTGATGTTCGGCTTCGCGGGTGCTTTGATCGACATTTTGTCTCCGTACTACTGAACGACGGGTGGGACTGCTGGAGCCGGAGGGGCTCCATTGACGGTCATGTTCATGTCTCCCATCTGCGGGGGAGCCATTGGAGGCGGCCCCATGGGAGGCATCACAGGCTGAGGCGGGAGAGTCGCCTTGATGGCCGAAGTCGCCTGAGTGATGAGCTGACGGAGCAGATCGAGCCGGTGCTCATCGGCACCGTGATGACGCGCATAGAGGTACGCGGCAGTGCCTCGCTTAACCAGCAGCTCGAAGTTCTGGTACGGGTCGACCGGCATGAGCTTGGGCTCTTCTTCGTCGAGAATGTAGCCGATGACTGCGTCGACATCATCCAAGGCCGCATTGCCGAGGTTCTGCTCTGCCTCGAGATCCGGGTACTCCAGGAGGCGCTGAGCGGTTGGCATGTCGATGAAGCCATCGGCCTGCATCTCTTTCACCTTCGAGTAGCGCGCTCCAGGGGTCTGTGGCAGCGACGAGACAGGGAACATCTGCATGACGTAGCTATCTTCGTCGAGGTTGATGTCGCGCCAGTCAACTTCGACGACGTAGCGCTTGTTCGGCATGCGAATCTTGTAGCCCTTTTCACCAAACTGCCTCGAGATCAAGCTGATGCAGAGCGAGGCGTAGTCCATGAAGAAGTGTTCCCACGCAAGATGAACCAGCGAGAACCTTTCTGACTCGATTTCGCTGAATTCTCGTAGCGCGACCGCCGCATCCATGCCGGCTGGCTTCTTGGAGGCGACCGACAGCTCACTGACGCCGACTTCCTGGAACGCTTTCGCGTACAAGCGGTCAACTTGCATGAATTCTTCGCTCGAGACCGCGTTCGAGCTGTCGACGG